GCCCGCCCTTGCCCAGCCGCTGTTGGGGTTGGGGGAGGGATAGGGGGCCGAAGAGCACGTCGATGAAGCCGTAGTAGTCAGAGCAGAGCGCGCCCGTATTCATGAACTGGAAGGCGTCGTTACGCGTGGCGAAGTTGCCGAAGTAGGAGCAACGGATTGCCTCAAGCGCATCGGCGGCGGCTTCGTTCTGAATCGTCGGGGAGAGACCCGTGGCGGACTTGGCGAACCAGACCTTCATGCCCTGATTTCTCTGCCAGTCGATCGAAGCGCCGACAGCGAGGACGAAGGCGGCAAAGGCGGACGTACCGTAGAGGCAAATCGCGCAGTTGAATCGATCCATCATCTTGGCGGGCTTCGTCTCGGCCTGCGTGAGCATGTCGATGCAGCGGACATCCGTCGTCCAATCGACGTACACGTAGTCGTCATCAATGTCCGCCCATGCGGCAAAGCCTTCGGCCTGTTCGAGCGTAGCTTCCCAAAGCGTGGTGAAGCCGACCCAGTTGCGCGTGACGGAGCAGACGTTCTCAAGCGCGGCGGCGGGAGTCTGAATGTCCGCGCCCGGGGAAACCACAGCACCGAGGGAAACCGTGAGGCCGAGCGCATCGCTCAGCCCCGTGCCCTTGACTCCGGAGGCGACGAGGGATTCGCCGACGATGGCCGTGCCCACGGCGGCAACGCCGACCAGGTTCAGGGAGGCATCCGCGCCCGTCTTCTCGGTCGTGAAGGTGAACTTCTGGGAGTTGGCGTCATAAGCGCCCGTCACACCGGCAATGCCTTCGGCAACCTTGGCGGCAACCTCGGAAAGAGAGGTGCAAGCGGAAAGGTCGATGTTCTCGGCGGTGACTTCCTCGCCGTTGACCTCGAGCTGATTGGTGACGCCCGTGAAGTACTGCTGAGCAAAGACGGTTTCCTCGGCCTCGCTGCCGAAGAAATCGGCAACGGCAGCGGCGGAGGAGAACTCGACGGCGGGAACGTCGGAGGGGATAAGGGCCGACTTCGTGAGGAGCAGGCCGTTGGTTTCGAGGTCGGAGCTACCGCCAGAGATGACGCGCGGCGTGACCTTCACAATGTGAGATGCAGGAATCATTGCTTTTCCTTCGGTTTGAATTTCACGTCAACATTGGCAAGGTCTACCTCGACGAAGCGGAACCCGTCTTGGTCTATCTTCAATGTGCGCTTGAATCCGAGGTGGAACGTGACCGCCCATCTCGGGACGTACCGCCCCGAGTCCGTCGGAGCAGTGAGATTCTGAAGGCCGTCGACGTACTGGAGGTCGAGGCCGTAGGCGCGGAAGTGATCCGCACCGTAAGTTGACCGACCCGCAAGCTCGTATGCCTGCGCTCGATCGCGGGCAGCGAAGCGGTCTGCGCTGTAGCAGTCCACTTGAACCACCAGGTCGACATACTCATGAAGTAGAGAGGTCTCAGAGACTGCGTCATGAGTTTCGATCGTCGATCCGCGCCGCGTCATGCTGATCGGCGTGAATACGGTGAAATCGTTGTCCTCAGGCAGACCGAGGTCGTTGGCGAAGCCGTTGATGAGATGCCGCGCATCGTCGTTCGCATACGGCGGGACGGCGAACTTCCTGAGGTAGCTTCGGAAGGCTTCGGTGATCTGCTCCTGCTTTACAGCGGCAAGCGGCATAGCCCCTCCTCAGTCTCGTAGTAGATGTCCACAGGGGTCGTCTGTTGCTGGCACTGCAGGCTGACCCACCCGCTACGGGTGAAGTCCTCGATGACGGCGTTGACAAGCCATACACGCCCGTCATCACCTCTCAGGTAGTCGCCAGTGCGACCGAGCGGACGGTTGACCGACCAGGCTCCCGTGTCTGCGAAAACCCAGATCTTGCGAAGCGTTGCAGCCTGCGTGATTGCGTCGACCTGCTGTACCACGTCGGGGCCAAGCGACTGGATCTGCATCGTCAGCTCCCCGCATTCCTCGAAGAGCTGAACGGCGTCCCCT